TTATTGCAGCGAAGGCGCTTCGCCGGCTTCCTGCATGCGCTGCATTTCCTGCGCGTACAGGGCGTCGAAGTTGACCGGAGACAGCATCAGCGCCGGGAACGAACCACGGGTGACCAGGCTGTCCAGGGCTTCGCGCGCGTACGGGAACAGGATGTTCGGGCAGAACGCACCCAGGGTGTGGCTCATCGAGGCCGCATCCAGGTTCTTGATCAGGAAGATGCCGGCTTGCTGGACTTCAGCGATGAAGGCCACTTCGTCGCCGTTCTTCACGGTGACCGACAGGGTCAGGACCACTTCGTGGAAGTCGCCTTCCAGGCCTTTCTGCTTGGTGTTCAGGTCCAGGGAAACGCTCGGCTCCCACTGCTGACGGAAGATCGCCGGGCTTTTCGGCGCTTCGAACGACAGGTCACGCACGTAGATGCGCTGCAGGGAGAATTGTGGTGCGTTGTCTTCGGCAGCGCCGTTGTTTTGCTCGGTCATGGCAGATCCTTCCTTGCAGGGTCTTTAGAGGGTTTGGGAGTTCAAGCGTTGAGCAGGGCGTCGAGCTTGCCGGCGCGCTCCAGCGCATAGAGGTCGTCGCAACCACCGACGTGGGTATTGCCGATCCAGATCTGCGGCACCGAGGTGCGGCCGGCCTTCTGGGCCATTTCCGCGCGCACCTGGGGTTTGCCGTCGACCTTGATTTCTTCGAAGGCCACGCCTTTGCTCGACAGCAGCTGCTTGGCGCGCATGCAATAAGGGCAGTAGTCGCTGGAGTAGACGGTGACCTGGGTCATGTCACTTCACCAGCGGCAGGTTGTCGGCTTTCCAGCTGGACACGCCACCGGACAGCTTGGCGGCGGTGAAGCCGGCCTTGAGCAGGTCGCGGCAGATCGCGCCGGAGTGCTGGCCCATGTTGTCGACCACGATCAGGGTCTTGCTGGCCTTGTGTTTCTCCAGCTCGCCGATGCGGGCGGCGAACTTGTCCTGCGGAATGTTCAGCGCGCCAACGATATGGCCAGCGGCGAATTCCTTGCTCGGGCGGATGTCGATCACCAGGCCCTTGTCGCCGTTGACCAGCGCGGTCAGCTCGCCATTGCTCAGGCTGCGGCCGCCTTTGCGGGCCTCGTAGACAATCAGCAGGACCAGCAGAACCAGGAAGATAGCAACCAGCAGGTAGTGATTTGTCGCGAATTCAATCAGATGAGCAACCATCGGAGGGTGTTCCAGGTCATTAAAAATGGCGGCCAGTATACACAGCAGCAATGGGCCGCCAAAGCCTGCCGCACGGGGTAAACGACAGCAATTCTCATCCTTGCGCTGCTGTCCGTCGGGACAGCTGCCGCGCGCGTGTGAGGAAGTGTTGGATATGGCACTAGATGAAAGAGGGGGGAAGAAGCAGGGCAAAGTGGGAAGAGCTAGGAAACATGGGACTTTCAGGAAGCATGGCGGTGCCAAATAGGCGCTCAGGAGAAAACGATCAAAAAATAAGCGAATCGCTCGAAAGTCGAGATATTGAGCGAATTCTTTGGCACCGGGATCTGCGTGACGGAAGGTACTCCAAGGCTCGGGGCGACCGAGGCAAACCGCCACGCGCTGCTTCGTTTTGCTGGCCGAGAAAGCGAAACGTCCCAATCATCATCTTTCGGATTCTCTGAAAGCCTTGATCTGCAAGGGTTTCGGCGGTTTAAGATCGCTAACGGAGCGCCCGAGAAAGCGAACCGCTAGCCCCGCTCAGACCATCCAGCCTCCAGCCCAAACCACCCGTCCAATAACCTCAAACGAGTTGAGCTGGCTCTGCGGGACGGTGATCACCCGATATGCCGGGTTGGCACTGATGACCAGGATGCTGCCGTCAAACTCGCGCTGTAGGCGCTTGGCGTAGAGCAGGTCATCTATGCGGATGACGTAGAACGCCTCCCCCTGAAGGACGTTCCGGCTCAGATCAACCATAACGGTGTCACCGTCGCTCAGAATGGGCTCGTTCGAGTCTCCATCCACACGCACAGCGGCCAGCTTTGCAGGGTCCAGGCCCTTTTTGCGCAGGCTGTAGCGAGTAAACGCCAACTTGGTCAGTACCCTAACCCCATCGTTCCATGCGCCGTGCCCTTGGCTTATGCGGGCGTCGTACAGCGGGATGTAGGCATAGATATCATCGTCTGCCGTTGGCTGCCCGTCTGGAGCGTCGTCACCAGTCATCAACCAGGTAAGGCTGACTCCGCCTGCTTTTGCCAGGCTGATCAGATTTGGCCGAGTTGGCTCCCCACCCTTCATGTAGCGCTGCAACCCTCCCTGCGAGAGCCCTGATGCGCGCGCTAGAGCATTGACGCTCCCCACCTTCGCGGCGATGACGCGCAGCCTCTCGATGAATGCTGGGTCACTTTCAGCTTTTGCTGGGGAAGATGAAAGCTGGTTATCGGGCAAATCGTCTTTTTTCATCTTCTGCAAGTCATTGATTTCAAAGGGTTTATCTCTTTAGCACTAGAATCAAGCGCTAAAAAAAGCTGAAAACACTTCTATAGGGGTTGCCTTTCAACTTCTATGGCACTAGCCTATGACGTACATCACGTTAGCTGTCAAAAAAAACGACCCATAGGCCGCCAGATGAAAACCAAAACGCCACCCCCCGAAGTACCCAGCGATCCCGAGCTGCGGTGGGAATGGATCAAATTCCAGCTGCGCGCTAAGGGGACATCCTTGGCGAAGGTCGCTAGGAAAATGAACGTCTCGATCTCCGCAGTTCTGAACGTTAAGCGCCTGCCTTACCCACGAATGGAAAGAGCTATCGCCAAAGCACTAGGACTTGAACCTAAAGAACTATGGCCGGACCGCTGGGATGCTAGCGGCACGCCGCAGCGGCAACGCCCGAAACGACCGGAGCTCTCGAACAATAGTCCTGAGTCTAACGTTTTATGAGCAAGCACACACTCGATATGACCAGTTCGAAGCTTGCCGACTGGTACACCGCGCAGGAATTAAGCGGACTTCCCGGCCTGCCCGGAACTGTCCAGGGCGTCAATTACCGGGCCCGCCAAGAGGGCTGGTCTTGGCAACCTCGGAAAGCACAGGGCGGCGGTCGCGAGTTTCTCTTTTCGTGCCTTCCACCAGACACTCAGGCTGCACTGCTGGTTCGTCTCTCGGGAGAAACAACTCAGATCGCGAGCCAAGTCGATAGCCAGGTCTGCATGTCCTCTACCGCTCTGAATGACAGGCAGCGCGCTGTTATGAGTGCTCGCTTGGCGTTCTGTCGTGAGATAGAGCGAATGATGCAACTTGTATCTCAAAAGTCAGCAATCGACGCTCTGGTCAAACATGCTCAGGCCGGCACTCTTTCGCCGTACCTACAAAGTCGTGTGGAAGTTGCAAACGACCGCAAAACCGAAGATCGGGGTCTGTCCGAGCGAACTTTAAAGCGCTGGTTAGCGAGTTGGCGGTCGGCTGACCGCAATGAGGCAGCTTTGGCGCCGCTGCGTCAGCGAGCAAATCTCGGAATGCCTGATTGGGCTTCAGAGTTTCTTCGCTGCTATCAGCGCCCAACCAAACCTTCTGTCACTGCTAGTTATGCAGAGTTCGTAACAAAATACGAAGGGGTGGCACCGAGTATTCACGCAGTTCAAAGACTGCTCAAGAAAATCTCGCCGGACGCTCTCAACCGTGGTCGCATGAGCCCGCAAGAGCTGAAGGCACTTCAACCCTTCCGGCGCCGCTCCACAAAAATGCTGTTTCCCGGTGATGTATATACCGCTGACGGGCATAAGTTTGATGCCGAGGTTATTAACCCGCTAACTGGGAAACCGTATCGCCCAGAGATCACAACCGTCCTAGACGTGGCAACAAGGCGTGTCGTCGGAATTTCTGTTGGCGAGGCTGAATCGGCTATTGGTGTGTTGGACGCCCTCAAGGGAGCCATCCGCGAATGCATGTTCTCGATCTTTTATGTAGACAATGGCTCGGGATTTGACAACGACACGGTACGTGAAGTTGTAGATCGCCTGGGCGGAACTATGACGCACTCACTGCCATACAACAGCCAGGCGCGGGGGCTATCCGAGCGAGGCCATAAAACCATTTGGGTTCGCGCCGCAAAAAAGCTGATCAGCTATATGGGCCAAGACATGGATAAGCACGCAGGTAACCGTGTGCACCGTGTTAGCCGAAAAGAACTGAAAGAAACCGGCAAGACACGCGCTTTGCCAACCTTCGGCGAGTTCATGTCAGGCGCTGAGTTTGAGATTGCGGACTATAACGATACCCCTCACCGGGGGCTGGAGAAGTTCAGAGACCCTATTACTGGTGTTCTGAGACACATGAGCCCGAACGAGGCTTGGCAGGCGGCAATAGCTGATGGCTGGGAGCCCATGAGTGCTCCGGACGCAATAGTGGAATCCCTAATGCGCCCGCAGGTTATTCGCAAGTCGCGGCGTGGAGAGATTGCGTGGGCCGGTAATACGTATTTCTCCATTGATCTAACGGCCTTTCATGACCAAGAAATACGGATTGCCTACGACGTTAGAGATCCTAGCCAAGTCTGGGCATACACGCTTGAAGGTGAGTTGATCAGCTCTGCCCGTCTCGATGGAAACACCACCGACTATATGCCTCAGTCGATGTTGGAGATGGCTCGCGAGAAGCGAGAAAAAGGGCAATTCAAGCGAGCGGTGAACAAGCTCGAAACGCTTACAGGACATCAGGTCGAAATGATCGCTCCGACCTCGGCTCCGTCAGCAAACCTGGATGCAGGCGAATTGGCGGCAGCTTTGGAGTTTGCGGAAGAGATGCAGTCGAAGCGGGAGCAATTCGCGATACCTGGAAATGACGTAGCGCGATACGAGTTGTGGGAAAAGCTGGATCAGCGACAGAGAGCTGGAGAGGCATTGACCGCCGAAGAGGCCCGATGGTGGAAGGCCTACTCAACCCATCCCGACCTCATTTATCAGCGCGAGCTGATGGAAGGATTTGAGAAGCATGCGGGCTGATAGCCAGCCCGCATTCGTAAGTACCAGCGTGCGCCAACACGCTGTTTACAGGAGTAAGCAAAGTGAGTGTAACTAAAATCGTAGCGCTGACAAACGTCGGCTTGCTAGGTGGCGCGATGCATCGCGCTCAAACGCGCCCGGTAGGGCTCCCTGGACTCGTTGTAATGTACGGCCCAAGCGGCCTGGGCAAAAGTGTTGCTGCGTCTTATGCCGCGAACCAGCACCGCGCCTATTACGTCGAGTGTCGTGACACTTGGTCAAAGAAGGCGTTCCTGCTGGCTGTTCTGAAAGAGATGTCGATAATCCCGGGGCGCACCCTCAGTGACATGCTTGATCAGATCGCAGAACAACTGTCACGTTCGATGCGCCCTCTCATTGTTGATGATGTGCAGTACATGCTGGACAAAGCCATCGCTAACGTCCTGACAGATCTCTACAACGCGAGCCAGGGCACGATTGTCTTGATTGGCGAAGAGCGTGTACCAAGCTCGCTTGTGAAGCTGGAGCGTTTGCACAACCGGGTCCTTGAGTGGGTTCCGGCACAGCGGGCCACCCTTACCGACCTGAGGAAGTTTGCAGATGCAAACTACCCCGACCTCAAGATCGCTGACGATCTTCTTGCTGACTTGGTACGAGCCACCAATGGGTGCCTACGCCGAGCCGCTGTGAATCTGCATCGCGTGCAGGGCGAGGCCTCGGCAAACATGATCGATTACGTCGACCTCGCAGTCTGGGGCAAACGGGATTGGTTTACTGGTGAGGCCCCGCGCCGGAGGGCGAGCTAATGACTGGTCGCTCGCAACTGGTAGTGCTTGGAGCGAAAGAGCCTCGGCAACGAATCTGGGAATCCATCCGAATGCTTGCCAAAGGCTTTTCCGCTCACGACATCGCAAGGCGTTGTGCTCAGAAGCCCAAGGAAATTAATCAGTACCTTCGCGCCCTTGTGAAGGCCGGAATCATCAAGCTGATCGATACGCCATCCGGGAAAGAAGGTCGAGTCTTTGCGCTCGCCCGCGACGAAGGGGCAGATCACCCCCGGCTGGACAGCAAAGGCCAGCGAACCTACGCCCACTTGGCTACGGAGAACATTTGGAGAACGCTCAGAATCTTGAGCGGCGACCTCACTGTTGAGGACGTCCTCCACACCGCCGCAGTCGGGAACGCCGTGCTGAGCATTGTGAAAGTACGCCAGTACATGAACGCCCTTGCCGAGGCCGGCTATCTGGAGAAAACCCACGTTGGGGGCCGAGTAGCAGACACGTATCGACTGGTGCGCACGAAAAATACGGGGCCACGGCCACCCGAGATCCGTCAACTGGACTCGCTCCAAGTCTACGACCCGAACCTGAGCAAGCTTGTCTACGTGAAAACTACAGGTTCTATCGATGGGGACCGCAGCCTGGTCGAGCCGGGTATTGCCCTGATCCGCAGCCGCGATCTGCTGAGCGAATGGCTTGCCTTGGCGGAAGAGCAAAAAGGCAAGTTTTCCGCCGACTTGGTCGAGCGGACCCGTCTTGAGTTGGCGGAGCCTGGAGAGTCTGGAGGTCTGCAATGACCAACGTTGATATCTCCGGCTGGGGCGCTGAGCCGCCCCTCTTCGTCCGCCTGCTTGCTGCTGAGGCCGCAGCGACTAATCGTACAGCTGCTGCTCAGCGCATCGGCATGAGCCGAACGGCGGTCAGCCTGATCCTTTCGAACAAGTACGACAGTCCGAGCACTGCACATGTTGAGCGACGTGTGATGGAAGTCTTGGGCCAGATCGACTGCCCGGCCCTTGGTGAGCAACTGACCGTCGAGCGGTGCCAGGGCTTCTATCAACGCCAGGCCCCGACCCATAACCCGATGGCGATGCAGCATTGGCGGGCATGCCAACAGTGCTCGTTCAATCCCAACTGTGGAGGCAATGGAAATGCAGCAGCTCACTAAAGCAGTACCGGCAATTCAGATCCATGTAAGGGGCGCGGGGATGATCCGGCTTCAGTTCGCAGGACAGTGCGTTGGGTTCGCCGTGTCGTACCGCTCGGCAGGCCACCAGGCTGACTGCCTGGACAAGCTTCTTTTGACTCTCAAGGAACACGGGCGAGTCTTGCCCGGTGATGCGACAGCAGAAGTTTCGTTCAGTTCCGCGTTGTCGGAAATTTCCGTAGGCCGCATGTATGAGGTCATGCGCGAGGCGTGGGTTGTCGAGGCTATCGACGGCACACCCGTCAGGGCTTGCCCTTCGAAAGCTGTCGCAGAGTGGTTCTGCCGTGCTGTTGAAGAGTACGACCGGTTGATGCCTCCATGCGGCGAGGCCGGCGAGTGGACTGCCGAGCAGATCGACTGGTTTCGCGGACACCCTGCCCCAATTGCCTCGGCGTATGGCGGTCGCCTGTATGTCCGGCCCTTGGCTGTGGAGGTCCACTGATGCGGACACGCTGCCCTAACTGCGGGACGACCCTGTCCCTCGACGCCCTGATTGCGCACGACGGCGCCCGCGAGGCGTTGGGTATTGCCTTCAAGATGTCCGGCCAGCTCGGTAACGCCTTGGTGCGCTACCTCGGCCTGTTCCGTCCTGAAACCCGCGAGCTGACCATGGATCGCGTGGCAAAGCTGCTCGGCGAACTGCTGCCGGATGTCCAGGCGCAGCGCATCGAGCGCGGTGGCGTCGCTTACGAGGCGCCGCCCGAGTGCTGGTTGTGGGCCATCGAGCAGACGTTGACAGCGCGTGAAACCGGGAAGCTTGTCACTCCGCTGAAGGGCCATGGCTGGCTGTACCAGGTCATGACCCAGTACCAGCCCGGCGCGAGTAGTACCGCGCTGGCTTTGGCACCGGAGGGGCGCGGTGTGCTGCCGCAGCCAAGGAAGGCGAGCCAGACCGTCGCAGCCCTAGACGCATTGGAGGCCAGGATCAGTGGTTGAGAAATGGCTGGAGCGTGAGGTCGGCAAAGGACTGAAGAAGCTGGTTGCGTTGCGGCTCGAAGGAGCACCGGCAGCGGACGCAATCACGCTGACGCTCGACGTCTGGCTGGTCGCGCTCAGCAAGGGCAGTCAGCGCGAGGAACACGTCGACGCGCCTCGGATTCGCAAAGGGTTTGAAACGTTGTTCGCAACCTGCGAGCGGTGGCCCGCACCGGCTCAGTTGCTGCGCGCTATGCCAGCAGCCGAGGCCCCGTTGCAGATCCCGAAACCGAAGCGAACAGGCAAGCAGATACAGACCGGAAATGCGGCACTGGATGGACTGATGGCGACGATGAAGCGCCGGGCGAATCCAGACGCAGCGCTCAAATCGGACGAGCAAATCGAAGACACAAAAAAGCAGGCCATGAAGGCAGTTGCAACGGTGCAAGGCCAGGCCACCCCCCAAACGAACATGGAAAACAGTTGATGAACAACATCCCACAAGGGTTTCGCCAGGACGCCAAGGGCCACCTGGTTCCAGAGGAACTGATCAAGCCAATCGACCTTGCTCGCGACGAGCTTGTCAGCGAACTGGTCGGGCGTGCAAAGGCGGTATCGGCGGCGCTGAGTCAGTTCAAGACGTCGGCATTCGGCGACATCAAGGCGTTCGTCGAGATGTCTGCCGAGCAGTACAAGGCCACCATCGGCGGCAAGAAGGGCAACGTCACCCTCCTTTCGTTCGACGGTCGCTACAAGATCGTTCATGCCGTGCAGGACTCGATCAAGTTCGACGAGCGCCTGCAAGCCGCTCGCGCTCTGATCGATGAATGCGCCGCGGAGTGGACGCAGGATGCGCGCAGTGAAGTTCGGGTGCTTGTCAACGAAGCATTCCGAGCGGACAAGGCCGGCGAGATCAGCACCGGTCGCGTCCTCGGTCTGCGCCGGTTGGAGATCCAGGACGAACGCTGGGTACGCGCCATGACGGCCATTGGAGAAGCGGTCCAGGTCGTGGGCTCGAAGAGCTACATCCGCGTCTACGAGCGCATCGGCACGACTGACCAGTACGCGCCAATCCCCTTGGACATCGCGAGCATCTTCGTCGCCGACCAAGCGCCGGCAACCCTGCACTGATCCCCTTTTGACCGAATCGAGAGTAGTACAAATGGCTAAGATCCAAATCACCGTAGACGACAGCGAAGGCGCAGTTTCAATCAGCATCGACAACCAGAGCGACCTGCACAGTACCCCCGCCGGGCGCGTTGTGGACGCCATGATGAACGGCGTCAAACTGCTGGGCCGTATCGCCCTTCCGATCAGCGCGGCCATGCCGGGCTGTGACTGCGAAGTCTGTAAAGCCACCCGCGAGCTGCTTCAGACAAAACCGACCATCCACTGAGCGAAACCGCCCCGGCTTGTCCGGGGTGGTCTGCCCGCCATGGTGGCCGGGTACTGACGAGCAGCCGAGGATTGAGACATGCAGCAGTCTGATTGGGACGATTTGAAGGAACAGATGGACTCGCCCTATGGGCAGATGGCTTTGATGTGCGATGGATTTCGCGTGGACCTGATCCAGTACATCGAACCTGGTAAGCGGAGCTGGTGCACAAATATCTACGTCAACGACTCCATCAAAGGGGCCTGGTTGAGCGTGGACCATGGCGGGAAACCGGTTCACGACGAAGCGCGCCGCTTCTATCGCCGGTCCAACAAGAAACTGTACTCCGCTGCCGAGATCGCGCTTCACCGCAAGGCCTACGGCAAGAAGCGGGCCGACGAACTGGCCGCGAAGGTGATCACCTCTCTGAACTGGGACTGGTCGAGCTTCAACTCACTGAAGAAGCACCTTCAGGCCAACAACACCAAGATCGAGCGCATTCACTGAGCAGCACGGATAGGGAAAATCATGGACCGTAAGAAGGCCCTGGACAAGATCAAGAAATGCCTGCGGCTGGCTACCAGCGCAAATCCGCACGAAGCTGCGGCTGCGATGCGCCAGGCTCAGGCCTTGATGAAAGAGCACGGCGTCGGCCAAGCGGACGTCGAGATGTCTGGCATTGAAGAAAGCACTGCCGTCGCTGGCTCCAAGGTGACGCCCGCGAAGTGGGAGAGCCAGTTGGCGAACACCGTGTCGAAGGCTTATGCGTGCAAAGTGATCTTTGCTGCGGGCCTCGGTCGCTGGAAATTCGTCGGTGAGGTTGCAGAGATTGCGAGCTACACCATGACGGTGCTGCTGCGCCAGGTGCGCCAAGCGCGACGCGACTTCACCTTGAACACGCTGAAGCGCTGCAAGCAAGCAACGAAAATCAAGCGGGCCGACGTGTTCTGCGAAGGCTGGGTTCTTGCCGTGTACAACCAGGTGATGAAGTTCGCAAACGCTAAGCTTTCGCCGGCAGTTGAGCTGTATCTCTCGCACCACTACCCCGACCTTGTGAGCGAGCCCGCGCGTGACCGGAATAAAACAACACGTCAGCGCTTTGGTCTGCGAGCCCTCAGCGACTCGATGCGTGGACGCTTGGCTGCGTCGGACGTCCGCCTCAACCACGGCATGACCGGCTCACCGACGCCGGCACTGGAGGCGTCATGAGCAGCCGCAACAAGCAACTGAGCAAGATCCACATCGCCAAGAAAGACCTCGGTCTGGACGACGACACATACCGCGCGATGTTGGTCCGGGTTGTTGGCAAGTCGTCCTCAAAGGATCTGACCCCGCTTGAGGTCGCGAAAGTACTGCAAGAGCTGGAGCGCCTGGGCTTCAAGCCGAAGCGCGGACGAGCAAAGCCGAAGCCCGCCGCAGATCGCGCGAAGCTAGTCGGAAAGATCGAAGCGCAGCTCGCGTCAGCAGGCCGGCAATGGGAGTACGGGGACGGCATCGCCAAGCGGCTGTACAAGGTGGAAAAAGTGGAGTGGCTGAACCCCGAGCAGTTGCGCGGCGTCGTCACTGCTCTGGCTAAAGACGCAAAACGACATGGGAGGCAACATGAGTAACGGAGAGCTGTTTGACAGCGGGGAGGTAGACAAGCTCGACCCCGCCAAGGTGCTTGAGCACATGAATGACCCGGTTGTGCTCAAGCGCTGGGAAGGTACATTGACCGAGATGTCTACGCTCGCTGAAATCAAGTTGCGCGAGTTGCTGCCGGATCGCGCGGACCAAGTGCCGATCCTTGCTCGCGCGGTCGTATTCGCGATCTGCGACACCATGGGCGGTGCCGTATTTTACGTTCCTCGCGGTGCCCCGCTGAAGAGGGCTCTGCGTGATGCCGAAATCTTTCGGGACTGGCGCGAGAGCAACACGCGCCCCGACGAGCTGGCTCGCAAGTTCGGCCTTGTCAGCCAAACGGTTTATGACATCATTGCCCGCCAGCGCGAGCTGCACCGCCGGGCAGAGCCGGACCTGTTCGGGTTTGACGAACAGCCCCCACGGCTGCATTAGCCCCCACCGACCCCGCCCTGAGCGGGGTTTTTCTTGCGTCTGCAAGAAACTCAGTAGCGCTCGATAGCGAGCGAATCTAGCCAGGTCCAACCCTCGGCAGATTCGACCATGTTTGAACACGAACCGCACTCCGCTGAATACGCACAGCGCGTCATTGACGAGCGTTGCGCTGTGGCTCGTAAACAACTGATCGACGACTGCCCGAAGGAATGGCGCACATACGTCATTTCGCGGCTCGCCGTGCATCAGCGCCAAGTAGCGCGCGACTTTTCCTCTCGATCAACCCACCCCTCCAGGCAAGAGCGCCCCGGTCAATGTGCGGGGCAATCCCGCAGTTGCCGCCCGCTCTCTCGCCGACATTCGCGCAACCCTGAACCCATCCAAGGAAGCTCGTCAATGAACACCCCCCGACCAAGATTGCCCCGTCGCCGGCCGCGCGCACCGCGCCTGACATTCTGGGCCCTGATCACCATCCTGCTGCTGATCGCGCTCTACCTGATCGCCCCGACCAAGATTGCTGTCGTGCTGTACAAAACTGCACTGGTCACGGGCGCCGCTGTGCTCGGTTACTGGATCGACCGCGCTCTGTTCCCCTACGCCCGACCGGACCAGGTCCGAGCGGCCCACCAACCATGGGCTGGCCTGCGCCGGGCGGTCATCGTCCTGGCCTGCGTGCTCGGCCTGACGCTGGGGCTCTGACATGAAGCTGAAGCGCAACCGTGTCATTGCGTCTGTTCTATTTCTGATCGCCGTAATCCTGCTTGCGACTTTCTCCAGCTCAAGGCGGGCGCAGGCTGCGGTCCCGGCTGACGCCGAGCAGTACCGTCGCGAGCTGACCCGCATCGCACATGCCGAATGGGGCCTGGACGCGCCAGTCGCTACATTCGCGGCGCAAGTTCACCAGGAATCGCGCTGGAAGTTCAACGCGAGATCACCAGTAGGCGCGCAAGGCTTGGGCCAGGTGATGCCCTCGACCGCGACCTGGCTCGCCCAGTTGTTTCCCAAGACGCTGGGCAAGGTCGAGCCGTACAACCCGGCGTGGTCCCTGATGGCCCTTGTCAGCTACGACCGTTGGCTGGCTGATCGCATCAAGGCTCGCAGTGCCTGCGAGCAGGCCGCAATGGTCTTGTCCTCATACAACGGTGGCCTTGGCTGGCTGATCCGTGACCGCAAGCTTGCCTCGGCGAAGGGCGCCGATCAGCTGGTTTGGTTCGGATCTGTCGAGCGGTTCAACGCGGGCCGCTCGGCTGCCGCCTTCAGCGAGAACCGGGGCTATCCACGGCTGATCCTGCGGCGCTGGGAAGCTGACTACATCGCCGCCGGCTGGGGCACGGGGGTGTGCTCATGAATCCTTTGAAGCCAATTCTCTGGTTTCTGCTCGCCGTCGCATTGGTTGTCGCCGGCATCGTCTTCAACCTTCGGGCTGGCTACGACGCCGGTTTCACCGCCGCGAAAGCTGACGGCGACAGGGCATTGGCTCAACTCGCCTTAGAGCATGAGTCAGAAATGCGCTACCTCGCAGAGTCTGCCGCCATCGGCATCAAAGCCGAGGCAGACAAGCTCCGCGCCGAGCAAGCGCGCGGCATTCAACTGGCTGCGGAACTCGGTGCCAAGAAGGACGAGCTGCGCGCTGTCACCGACAAGCTCACCGGAGAAGTTCAACGTGTTACGACCCTCTATCGCCGCGCGCTCGACGCGCAACTGGAACCGCTGCCTCCTGCTGACTTCACTGCTGGCTTTGTCCGCGTGTGGAACAGCGCCCTCTTTGGCACCACCTCCGCAGTCGCAGTGCCTTCCCCCAGCCCAGCCACCGGCCGAGCTGATGCGACCAGCGCAGGAGCCGGAGCCGCTGATGATCTGATAGTCAGCATCACCCGTGCTGACCTGCTCACGAACCACACCCGCAATGGCGAGCGCTGGGCGGTGTGCCGCGCGCAGCTCAACGACCTGATCAAATGGAATTCGAACAATGGAAGTAAATGACATGGCCTCCGAGGTGGAGGAAATGTTTCGTGAGCACGCGATTGCCGCGCAACTAGCCGTACAGCCTTGCGGCTCTGGTGTATCGGCAACGCATTGCGAACACTGCGGCGAGGCAATCCCTGAAGCGCGCCGTGTGGCCGTCCCCGGGGTGGTGCTCTGCGTGCCCTGCAAGCAGCACATCGAACGGATGGGCGGACGATGACCACTATCGAGCTGCCGCTCTGGCAGTTGATCGGTACGGGAATCACCCTGCTCGGTGGCTTTCTCGGTGTGCTGAAACTCGTTGTTGCCGCCATCGAGCGCCGCCTCGACCAGCGTTTCGAAACCATGGACAGCCGATTCGAAGAGCTTGCGAAAGACTCGGATCGGCTACGCCAAGTCGAACTCGGTTTGGAACGGCTTCGCGGCGAGATGCCGCTTCACTACGTGCGCCGAGAAGACTTCGTGCGCAACCAAACGATCATCGAAGCCAAGCTCGACGCCTTGGCTCTGAAACTCGAAAACGTCCAGCTCAAAGGAGCCCGCCAATGAACATCGATCCTGCAAAGGTCCGGCGCGAATCGCTGCGCTGGTACATCCTGATGACCCTGAACACCAGCCGCCCGGTCGACCCACACGAAGCTGTAGTGCTCGCTACTGTTCAAGGCATCTACCCAGACGCGACTGCCCATGAGCTGCGTCGAGAACTGGACTACCTGGCTGACCGTTCGCTGGCCACCGTCGAGAAATCGCCATCGGGCCCGTGGGTTGTGGGGCTCACGTCGCTGGGCGTGGACATCGCGGAATACACCGTGGAATGCCGTCCAGGCATCGCCCGTCCCGAGAAGTACTGGTAATGCCGCCGCGTAGCAAAGTCGCCGGCCTTCCGAAGGATGTGAAGGCCTGGCTTGATCAGGCCCTAGTCGAATCCAACTTCGCCGGCTACGAGGCGCTGTCCGCCGAGCTGGAGTCGCGCGGCTACTCAATCGGCAAGAGTGCGCTCCATCGCTACGGCAGCGAGTTCGAAGAAAAACTGGCAGCGCTCAAGATGTCCAGCGAGCAAGCCAAGGCCGTCGTCCAGGCTGCGCCCGACGATGAGGGCGCGGTCAATGAGGCGCTGATGCGGCTCGTCCAAGAGCATCTTTTCAAACTGCTCATGGCGACAGGCGACGATCAGAAGATGGATCTGCCGAAAGTCGCCAAGGCCGTCGCCGAGTTGGGTCGAGCATCTGTCGTCCAGGCGAAATGGAAGGCCGAAGTCCGAACCAAGGCGGAAGCTGCCGCAAATCAAATCGAGAAGATCGCAAAGAAAGGCGGACTTAATGCCGAGACCGTGGCCGAGATCCGTCGAGAGATTTTGGGGGTCGCATCGTGAAGCTATCGGCGAACCGTATAGCGACTCTGAGCAGGTACGGAGCGAATCTCGGTCTTGCACTTGGGGCAGCCCAGCACCTTGGATCCTTGGAGAGTGACAGCCACAGACCCTGTTTCCAGGCAGTTGCTGCAAAAATAGCGCGTGGCTTTCTCAGGGTCCTCAGTGTTCAAAACGTATGCATGAGCCGATGTGGGGAAGGTATAAATGGTGTATTGCGCTTTAACATCAGTGGCCTGATTGGCTCGGTCCCTTTCACTTTCAAGCGCTTGTATGCGACTGACCAGCTCTATCTGACTGAGTTGGGCTTCAAGCAGCTTTTGCTGAAGCTCCATCAGGTTGTTGTTCAGATCATAGACGCGCTCCCGGATAAGATTTTCATCGCGAAGGGTAAGCAGCGACTGGCTAATGTCCTTCATCGTCTTTGCGCTTTGCACCGCACCAGCAATCCAGTCAAGCATTTAACACCTCCGCATTCCATTGATAGTGGCAATAGCCTATCAGGCTGGAGGTGCGCGTGAGCAGCCCCCTTATGATGAGCGATACAGGTGCGGCTGTTCCGTCCGTTCTTCTTGGCTACCAGAAAAACTGGATTGGCATCCGGGCCCCGCTGAAGGTCGGAGAGAAATCCCGGCGGATCGGCCTGACCTGGGCTGAGGCAGCGGACAACGTGCTTGTCGCTGCTTCGGAGAAAAAGGCCGGCGGCCAAACCGTGTACTACCTGGGTTACAACCAGGACATGACGGTCGAGTACATCCAAGCGTGCGCGATGTGGGCTCGCGCATTCAACTACGCTGCGGGCGAAATCGAGGAAGGTATCTGGCCTGATGAAGACCCGGACAAGCACATCAAGACCTACACCATCACCTTCCCCAGCGGGCACCGCATCGTTGCCCTGACCAGCCGCCCGAGTAACCTCCGTGGTCGTCAGGGCATCGTTGTCATCGACGAAGCCGCGTTCCACCAGGATCTTGCCGAACTACTGAAGGCAGCACTCGCGCTTCTGATTTGGGGCGGTGAAGTGCATGTGATCAGTACTCATGACGGCACTGAAAATCCGTTCAACGAGCTGATCGAAGAAATCCGCGCCGGCAAGCGCAAGGGTGCGTTGTTCCGCTGCACATTCCGTGAGGCCGTAGAGGACGGGCTCTACGACCGCGTGTGCATGCGCAAGGGCATCCCCTTCGACGATGCCGAGCGTGATGCGTGGGTGCAGGACGTCTATGACTTCTACGGCGATGCCGCAAACGAGGAACTGGACTGCGTGCCGAGCCAAGGCGGTGGTGCCTACTTCTCGCTTGCCCTGGTCGAGAGTCGTACAAGCCGTGACGTTCCGGTCGTTCGGCTCAAGTACCCCCAAGGCTATGAAACCACGGCTGAGCATCTGCGTATTGCTGAGACAAAGGAATGGTGCGACAGCGAGTTGCTGCCGATGCTGGAAAGCCTGCCGATGGGCGTGCAGTCGTTCTACGGGATGGACTTCGCGCGATCTGGCGACCTGTCTGTGATCTGGCCTCTGCTGAAAGAGCAGAACCTGCGCAAGCGAGTGCCCTTCGTGCTGGAGCTGCGCAACGTACCGTTCAAGCAGCAGGAGTTCATTCTGTTCTATATCGTCCGGCGGTTGCCGAACTTCCTCAAGGGGGCACACGACGCCCGGGGCAACGGCCAGCAGATCGCCGAATCGGCCGCTGTTGAGTTCGGGTTCAACCGCATTGCGCAAGTGATGCTCACCGAGGGTTGGTATCGCGACAACATGCCGCCGCTCAAAGCCGCGCTGGAAGACGACACCCTCTACGACATCCCGGCGGACAAAGACGTGACCGGCGACATCCGCGCTTTCCGGGTTGTGAAAGGCGTGGCTCGGATTCCAGAAAAGCGCACATCCGAGAAAGGCGGCGACAAGCGCCACGGTGACGCCGGTGTCGCACTCGCCCTGGCGGATTTCGCCAGTCGCCAAGACGTCGAGATTTTCGAATATCACCGCGTCCAGCCAGACGTCCAGCACGACCGACAGGTCAAGATGGGCGCCGGCTGGCGATCAGCAAAAGGCATCTATTAATGGCCCGCTCACCCATCGTTGACCAATACGGTCGGCCCATTGAATACGACCAGCTCACTGAGGAAGTCGCAGCTCCAAGGGTTGCGGGTGTGCGCCAGGTTTGGCACCCGTCGGTGGCCGGCGGGCTGACGCCTGGCCGTCTTGCGGCGGTACTTCAAGCCGCTGCCGAAGGCGACGCCCGCGACTATTTGACCCTTGCCGAAGAAATGGAAGAGCGTGACTTGCACTACGCATCAGTTCTCGGAACTCGCAAGCTCGCTCTCGGTGGTCTGAACATTCGGGTGGAGGCTGCGACCGATGACGCCGAGGACGTTCGGCGCGCCGATGCGCTGCGCGAGGTTGTCGAGTCACCCGAGTTCGGCGAGATGCAAGCGGACCTCACTGACGCACTGGGCAAAGGCTATTCGGTTGCGGAGATCATCTGGGACCGCAGCGGTAAGACGTGGGTGCCAGAGCGTTTCGAGTGGCGTGACCAGCGCTTCTTCATGTTCGACCGCGAGACAGGGCAGGAACTGCGATTGCTCGATGAAGCAGATGTGGTCAACGGCCTGCCGCTTGCCCCATACAAGTTCATCGTCCACCGCCCCAGGCTTCGTACTGGATTGCCGATTCGTGGTGGCCTGGCCCGCCTTGCAGCGGTCGGCTACATGTGCAAAGCGTGGACGTGGAAAGACTGGATGGGCTTCGCGGACATCTACGGTATACCGATGCGGGTCGGACGCTACGGGCCGAACGCGAGCAAAGAAGACATCGGCATCTTGATGTCTGCTGTGGCGAACCTTGGAAGCGATGCTGCTGCGGTTATTCCGGACTCGATGCGTATCGACTTCACTCAAGCCGCGAACGTAGCCGGTGCCGGCGACTTCTTCCGGGGACTCGCGGAGTGGTGGGACAAGCAGATGTCGAAGGCCATCGTTGGGCAGACGATGAGCACAGACGATGGCTCCAGCATGGCACAGGCCAAGGTGCACAACGAAGTGCGCCTGGACCTTTTGCAGGCAGATGCCAAGGCTGAATCGAACGCGCTGAACCGCATGTTTGTCCGTGCCTTCTGTGACTTGAATTTCCCGCCGGGCCGATCTTACCCCCGCCTGATCATCCATGTCCCGCAGCCGGAAGACCTCAAGCTGCTGGTTGATTCTCTGGCGGCACTGGTGCCGTTTGGGTTGCGGGTTGAACAGTCTGTCGTCCGCGACAAGCTCGGCCTGCCCGAGCCTGCGGACGATGCTGAAATTCTCGGGGCTCCCGCTGCACCGGCCGTCGCAACTGCGCTCAACCGCGAGCAAAAGCCGGTGCCGGCAGCAGTTCCGGACATCCTGGACAACCAGGTGAAGACACTGGAAGGAGCAGCTGCGGCGGGTATGGACGACATGATCGAGTCGATCAAAGAGCTGCTGGACTCGGCGTCAAGCTTGGAAGAGTTCCGTGACCGGCTGATCGAGATCTACCCAGATATGAGCGCAGATCAGCTCGCAAATGCGATGGCGGATGGATTGATGGCGGCGTCGTTGGCTGGGCGTTACGACGTATTGAGGGGGCTGTGATGCGAGGTGATACCGAGAACTCAACGACAAAGAAAAAGGTGATCTCGTTCTATAGCACCGATGGAATGGCCTTTTCCATCACCTGTAAGCAGGCTCCCGGCGCTGTTGTTTTCTATATCCAGGCCGAAGAGAGCTCACTCGAAATCGAGCTGAGTCGCACCGAAGCAATCGAAGTCGCCGAGTTCATCAGGCGGGGGGTGTAATGTCTGTATCGCATGGCTCCCTACCGTTCAAGGAGCAGATCGACTACTTCAAAGGCAAGACCAACGTGCCGACCAGGGCCTGGACCGACATATACGCGGCGGAGCATGACTGGGCGTTTGTCGTAGCCGGCACCGTTAAGCGCGAGCTGTTGGCAGACATGCGCGGCGCAGTCGAAAAGGCGATCACAAAGGGCCTGACGCTTGAGCAATTCAGGACAGACTTCGACAAGATCGTCAGCCAGCACGGCTGGCAGTACAACGGCGGGCGGGCATGGCGGACGCAGACGATCTTCGAAACAAACCTGCGCCAGTCTTACAACGCAGGCCGTGAAGCGCAGATGGCTGACCCCGAACTGCGGAAAGCCAGACCGTACGCAATGTACCGTCACGGCGATAGCGCACATCCACGTCCGCAGCACAAAGCATGGGACGGCACCGTGTTGCCGCATGATGACCCTTGGTGGTCCACGCATACACCTCAAAACGGATGGGGCTGCAAGTGCAAAAAGTTCATGCTCAGCGAGCGGGACGTTGAGCGCCAAGGCCTCAAGGTTGGCCCGGCGCCCGTGATCGAGTACGAAGACCGTACCATTGGTGTGAACAGCCCGAACGGGCCGCGCACCGTGCGCGTTCCAGTTGGCATCGATCCCGGCTTTGAGTACGCACCTGGTCAGTCGCGCCTGACGTCGGCGGTGCCGCCGCTGCGGGCCCACGACCCACTTCCGGAGCCGGGCAGCCGTACCGCGGTACAAGGCGCAGGCCTACCGAACCGGCGTCCGCCTGGTCCGCTTCCGGCGCCACGGCCTGCGGCGGCTGACCGCCTGCTGCCGGCCGGACTGTCTGATGAAGAGTATGTCGGGCGGTTCCTGGGCGAGTTCGGGGCGACCGAGGCCAAGCCTGTCGTGTTCCGCGACAAAGTCGGCGACGGCGTGGTGATCGGTCGTGACCTGTTCACAAATGCCAAAACCGGCGCACTGAAAGTCAGCAAGCGAGGCCATGCGCGCGAGCTGCTGTTGCTCGCCGACGCGCTGAAGGAACCGGACGAAGTCTGGGTCAGGCTGGAATGGCAGTATGCGCAGAACAAGGCCGTGGTGCGTCGCCGCTATATAAGCCGGCTCCAGGTCGAGGGTGAGCCGGTGGCGGCGCTGGCAGTGTTCGAAGTCGGGCCAGATGGCTGGGATGGCATCACCACCTTTGCCCCGGACGCTGACAACCCCGAGTACCTGGAGCAACTGCGACTCGGCGTGCGGCTGTACCGCCGCCCGGAAAGCGGGCAATAAAAAACCCGCGCCGCCGCACGGGTTTTAGCTCTGGCTGTAGGCTTGGAGGTCCCGGCGGGGACTGCTCAGCCAATGAACGTCTATAGATAGTAGGAGGTATTCCATGGCCGGGGCAATCCTTGATGTGACGCTTGACGTGTCGAGCGTCGGCCAGGCGCTGGAGAAATTGGCCGAACGGCTGGGGGATATGCGCACCCCGCTACTGGACATCGGTGAGTACCTGCACCAGTCCACTGACAGTCGGGCGAGGAACCAGGTCGGACCGGATGGCTCGCCTTGGGCGCCCTTGTCGCCGCGCACGCTCGCGCGGAAGAAGGGTAACAAGACACTCCGCGAGTCCGGGGCGCTGCTCGATACGCTCCGGCACCAGGTTGCTGGTGATGAATTGCAGTTCGGTACTGACCGACCCTACGGCGCGATCCATCAGTTCGGGGGCAAGGTCGAGCACGCTGCTCGATCACAGCAGGTGTACTTCAAGGAAAAGGGTGGCGTGGTGGGCAATCGCTTCGTGAAAAAGCGCCAGTCGAACTTCTCGCAGTGGGTGTCCCACGGCGCACGAACAGTCGAGATGCCGGCTCGACCTTATCTCGGGCTCTCCGCCGAGGACGAAACGGAGCTGCTGGAGATCGTCGGAGCCTATCTCAAGGGGTAAATGAGCATTGCCAGCAGCGCGCCTCTGTGGGCCCTGTAGAGGCGTTAGCCGGTACATCCGGGCGGAAGTTCGTTTAGAGCAGCGTTAGACCAGCGTTAGATTTTGTTCCTGCCCCATTTACACCCCGTGGATGCCGACCAGTTTCTAAGTTTGACCAGAAACGAGGAGTCTCACCCAGTTCGCTCATCGATCTCGGGTAGCATTCCGCCGGATGCCCGTCCCCCCACAATCGGCCATTTTCTTGCGCCGAGCTTAAAAACACTTTCCCCGCGCCGCCGCTGACACTGGCGGCATGAAAACACTTCTCGCACTGAACACCGACCTCTACGCGCTGCCATTGATCGACGGCAAGGCGCCCGACTGGGTCGAACTGATTCCCGCCGGCCCGATTATCGAGGGGCGGGACAGGCGTACCTGGCTGTTCGATGAACTGGGTCGGCAACTGGTGCTGACCGCGTTCACTGATCGCGCCATTGATGTGGTCATCGACTGGGAGCACGCCACCGAAGTGGCTGCCCCCAAAGGCTATCCAGCGCCGGCTGCCGCCTGGATCGACAAGCTGGAGATCCGCGCCGACGCGCTGTGGGGCCATGTGTCCTGGACGCCTCGGGCTGATGCTCAAGTCGTCGCCCGTGAGTACCGCTTCATTTCCCCCGTCTTCGACTACGACGACACCGACCGGCGAATCCTTCGCCTGGTCAGCGCCGGCCTGACCAACAAGCCGAACCTCGTTTTAACCGCCCTGAATCATGAACAGCAGGAGACTCACAAAGTGGCTATCCCACTCGCACTTGCGGCATTGCTCGGTCTGGACGCAACCGCCACTGATGACCAAGCCGTCGCCGCCGTCACTCAACTGAAGGCCACCGCCACGGCCCGCAATAACGAACAGCCGAGTCTGGACAAGTTCGTCCCTCGCGGCGACTACGACAATGCCGTATCCCGTGCAACCAATGCCGAACAGGCCTTGGCTGCGCAGAAGGACGCCGAACACAAGAAAGTGGTCGATAGCGAAATCGACGCAGCACTCAAGGCCGGCAAGATCACGCCAGCCACAGCCGACTACCACCGCGCCGCATGTTCCGAGCAGTCCGGCCTGGACCGCTTCCGCGAGTACGTCAAAGCCGCTCCAGCCGTTGCTGATCCATCCGGCCTGGGCGACCGCAAACCCGACGGCACTTCCACCGCCCTGAATGCCGAGCAGCAGGCTGTCTGCGATCAGTTCGGTCTCGATCCGGTGGAGTTCGCCAAAACCCTGAAAAGCGAGGGCTGACCATGGCTTTGGCCGCTGATCACAACACCCCCCAGCAACAAGCGAACGTCCTGGTTATCGGCGTCGGTGCCGGCGTGCGCATTTTCGCCGGTGCCCAGGTCGTTCTGTCCGCGACTGGCTTCGCCATCCCCGGCAAAACCGCGACTGGGTTGACCTATGCAGGACGGGCCGAGGAATCGGTCGACAACGCCGCAGGCATCGACGGTGCGAAAACCGTCGAGATCAGCCGTGGCAACGCCTTCAAGTGGAACAACGACGGGTCCGTCACCAAAGCGCACCTGCTGAAACGGGCCTACGTCGTGGATGACGCCACGGTCAGCGCTACTGACGGCGGCGGGACGCGCTCTGCGTCCGGCCTGATCGTCGGCATCGATTCCGACGGCGTCTGGGTCGAGTAACCCCTCTATATAGGAGCGCACTGCGCATGCTGGTAAACAAAGGATCCATCCAGGCGGCATTCGTCGCCATGAAAACGCTGTTCAACAATGCTTTCGCGGCAGCGCCGAGCACCTGGCAGAAGATCGCTATGAAGGTGCCGTCCAGCACCGGCAGCAACCTCTATGCCTGGCTGTCGGCATTCCCACGGATGCGCCGCTGGGTCGGCGCCAAGCACGTCAAGAACCTCCAGGCTTACACCTACTCGGTGGTCAACGAAGACTTTGAAGCCACGGTTGAAGTCGACCGCAACCATATCGAAGACGACCAGCTGGGTATCTATGAGCCTCAAGCCAAGATGGCCGGGCACTCGGCCAAGCAGTTGCCTGATGAGATCGTCTACGAGCTGGTGAATAGCGCCTTCACGACTCAGTGCTACGACGGTCAATACTTCTTCGACACCGACCATCCGGTTGCCGGCAGCAGTGTGAGCAACATGGGCACCATGCCCTTGTCCGTTGCAACGCTGGCTCATGCGGAGCAAAGCTTCGGGGCCGCATGCACCATCATGCAGGAATTCAAGGACGAAGACGGACGCCCCATCAGCGTCATGCCCAACGTGCTTCTGGTGCCGCCGGCACTGCGCGACACCGCGCGTCGAATGATGACATCGGAGAAGCTGGAAGACGGCCAGGCGAACCCCTACAAGGGCGCTGCTGAGGTCGTCGTCGAACCTCGCCTGATCTCGCGCACTGCCTGGTTCCTGCTGGATACCAGCAAGCCGGTACTCCCGTTCATCTATCAGGAACGTAAAGCCCCGGTCTTCGTCCAGCAAACCGACCCCGAGGCCGAAGGTGTCTTCAGCCGCAAGAAGTACAAGTTCGGCGCCGAGGCTCGCGCGGCCGGCGGGTACGGCTTCTGGCAGCTGGCTTTCGGCTCCACCGGTACGGGGGCATAACCATGGGCGTACTGATCAAGGCCAAAGTGGATGGCTTCCGTCGCTGTGGCGTCGTGCACCGCTCCCACGGCACCTATCACCCCGATGGCTTCTTTACCGACGCCGAACTGGATCAGCTCAAGCGTGAACCGCAACTGCTGGTTACTGAACAGGCCGAAAGCGCCGTTTCCACTGACCAAAGCGAGCTGGTCCAGGAACTGGGCGACACCGTCGCCAATCTGGAGCACTCGCTGGAGCAGGCCCGTAACGGGTTGCGTTCGGCATCGCGAGATCTGATCGACGCTCTGGAGCGCCAGAAGCAAGCGCCCGTCCTGATCCTCGACGCTGTGCGTGTCCTGGAGCCAGCGGACGCTGCGGCGCAAGGCGTGATTTGCATCAAGGAAGACGACCTGGCCGCGATCATCCGCCAGTCCCTGACCAAACCGGAGGCGCATACCGATGGAAGTACGACGCTCGACAATTCCGGCGGTCCTGAAGCGCCGCCGCCTTCGGAGGCGGTTCCGCCAGTATCTGCGGCACCTGGTGCTGACGCGACCGTGAAAGCGGACAAGCCGGCGGGTAAGCGCGGAGCCGGTGACAAGAAGGGTAACGGCGAATGAATCTCTCGCTGCCGAGCGCAATTTCCCTGATCACCCGGTTTGGTGCCAAAGAAATCGCGGACCTCGCGGTCCCCGAGATCAACCGGCCTATCTCTGGCGAGCTGATGGAGGCTGCTGCCAAGGGGGATTCGCTGGACGACTGGGACGCCGAGGATGTGTCGTCCGCCGTCGCGGCATTGGCTCGCATCGCTGATGCGGCCACGCGGGCTCGCAGCGAGATCCAGTATTACCTGCGCTTTCGCCAGCCAGGGCAGGACGCTCCGGACTGGGTCGCCGACGACATCCCCGAGCTGACCCGCTTCCACCTGTACGGCGAGAAGGCCAACGCCGAGTCCGCCGTGCGCCTGCGCTACCGAGACATCATCAAGCGGCTGGAAAAGCTGGCTGATGAGGACAAACAAGGTGGGGCTGCGGAGTCTGGTCAGTCAGGTTTTCAGGTGAGCAACCAGCCTCGGATGTTCGGCCGAACCACATTGCGGGGGCTGTGATGATTGGCGAACTGGAAGACGCCATCAAGGCCAGGCTGGGCGACCTGAAGAGCCAGGTGCGCCGCTTGAATGTAGGGGACTACGGCGGCGAACTCAGTGACGACGACCTGCTTGTTGAGATGCTGAAGAACTCGCCCAGCGTCTTGATCACGACACCAAAGATTGCATTCAAGCCGAAGTCGAACCGCCGTTACCTGGCCACTGTTGTTTTCCGCCTGGTCATCTCCAGCACCTCGGTGCGGGGTGAGCGCGAAACTCGACGTGGCTCCGGATCAGTTGCCAGCGACCCGGGCAGCTATTGGATCTGGGAAAGCTGCCTGCGACTGCTGGCCAACTGGCCGCACAAGCCGGGTGGCGCTCTGGTGAAACCGACCGAGTTCACCAACCTTGTGAACGGCAAGTACCAGGGCAGTCATCTCTCGGTGCTCGGCCAGTCCTTCGCAGTTGAGACGGACTGGGAGATTCCAGAAGGCGAGCTGCCATGGCTGGAGGGCGTCGACATCTCTTATCACGTACCGGCAGGCAACCCGGACGCAACCGTCACCGATTCAATCGACCTGGGAGAGCAATAGATGCAGGTGATCGCTACCAAACATCCTGTGCCGGTCCTGCCGGGCACTGCCAAGGACGGCAACGAGTTCATCAAGCCGTCCCCGGCCAAACCGGTGGACGTTGAAGAACACCCTTACTACCTGCGCCGGATCGCCGCTGGCGAGCTGGAACGAGTGAAACCCAAGAGCGGTGCCAAACAGACCGCTCAAAATGAAGAGGCCAGCCAATGACCATTGCCTTTGACACCATCCCGGCGAGCATCCGCAAGCCTGGTGTGTACATGGAGTTCAACACCAGCCTTGCGGTGCGCAACCTGCCGACCAACGCTCAACACGTCTGCCTGGTCGTTCCGCTCGGAGAGGGTGCAACTGCCGATGCGAATCTGCCCCAGCAGGTCTACAGCGCCGCCGAAGCCAAGGCCGCGTTCGGTGCCGTGGCCGAGGAAATGGTTGCTGCGGCCATCGCTGCATATCGATACGTGGCGATTTCGTGTGTCGGCGTGACGGTAGCTGGCGAAGCTGAGCCGGACATCGCCGAGGCCTTGGCCTCCACTGCCCAGGGCGGATTCACCATCGTGGTCCCCGCCTGGTTCAGCCAGGTCGCCATGACCGCACTGCGGACCCATATCGCAACCTGGACCAGCTCCATCGAGCAGCAGTCGATCCTCGGTGTCTGTGCTGTCACCAGCACCCTGTCTGCCGCTACTGCACTGGCGGCCAGCTTGAATGGTGGAGCGATCACGCTCGCCTTGCTTCCTGGTACTCCGTCAAGCGCCCGCCAGGTCGCTGCGGCCTATGCCGCAGTAATCGCGTCTGAGGAAGATCCGGCGCGGCCACTGAACACCCTCGCGCTGGCCGGGATCGGCGTTCCCCCCATCGCCAGTCGGTTGGGTCGGGTCGAACAGGAAACCTGCCTGGCGAACGGCGTCACCCCTCTGGAGGTTGCTGCCGGCAATGTGGTGCAGATCGTCCGTGCGGTCAGCACCTACACCAAAAGCGCTGCCGGGGCGACTGATGTCTCGCTGCTCGACCTGACCTCGATCCGCACCCTGTACTACGTCCGCCAGGCATGCCGCGACCGCATTCGCCTGCGCTTCCCGCGCTCGAAGCTGAGCAGCAAGACCCCGGACGCAGTGCGAGGCGAGCTGCTGGACGTGCTCAAGAAGTGCGAAGAGCTGGAAATTCTGGAGAACGTCGACGACAACGCCGCAGGTCTGATCGTCGAGCGCTCGGGCCAGGACGTGAACCGACTCAATGCCGCCATTCCAACTGACATCGTCAACGGTCTGCATGTGTTCGCAGGCCGCATCGATCTGCTGCTGTAGGAGCCAATCCCATGTCTGACAAATTCGTCGGAATGATCGTTCTCGAAATCAACGGGAGCGAATACGAAGTGACCAGCGTTGAGCCGTCGATCAAGACCGGCCGCAAAGTGGTCAAGACCATGAACCGTTCCGGTCGTCCGACTGGCACGTCCAAGGGCATCGAAGAGTACGACCTGAAAATCTCGGTCGCAATCCCGAAAACCGGAGAGCCGGACTGGCGGGCGCTGATGGACGCGAAGATCACCATCTTCCCCCAAGACGGCGGCGGAAAACGCGAGACCTACACCGGCTGCAGCCTGATCGAAGTCGGCAGCAAGTACGCAGTCGACAACGAAGCCACCCGCGACCTGACCGTTGTTGCCCTGAACTACTACACGGAATAAGCCATGAGCGAAGACAAGCGTTGGGACGGCCTGACGATCACACGCGAGCTGCCGGTTGGCGTCTACTTCGGCGGCGTGCGGCACAAGCAGTTCACACTCCGGGCCGGGGTGACTGGCGACCTGATCGTGGCACAGGAGGCCCATCCGGATGGGCCGATGCAACTGATCACCCTGGAAGTCTACCGTCGCCAGTTGCTCAGCCTGGGCGACATCGAGCTGAAGTATCTGACAACGGACTTGCTGCGCGACGAGTTGTTGGAAACGGATCTGGCGGTCATTGCTGATGCGGACGTTGAACTGGAAAAAAAGCTGAAGCCGCAGAGCGCGGCCAGCAAGCCTGGCGCCGCATCGAGCACCACCTCGCCCGACACGGCTACCGGCTAGACGAAATCCGTAGCATGACCCGCCGTGAAGTTGAAACGCGGCTGGACCTGATTGCCGGCAAGACCAAGCGCGAACGCATCGTCAGCAAGCGCACCGGCAGGCTCAAGAAATAACCAGAAGGCTCGGCAACGGGCCTTTCTTCTATCTGTAATAAGGTGAGTACATATGTCTGATTTGCGCGTCGCGTTGCGCATTCAAGCCCATGCAGGCGACAGCCGGCGAGAAATCGGGCAGTTGAATCGCGACCTGCACAACGCAGGCAAGCAAGGCGCCCGGTCGCTTGCAGATGAGAGCTGGAAGGTGTCCGGCGCGATCACCAGGATTGGCACAACCGGAGCGACGAGCTACAGGGTCGTGCGTGACGCGATGCGGGACACGGCCAAAGCAAGCCGGACAGTGGCCGAGGAAAGCACCAGGTCCGCCGGGGCCATGAGGAAGGCCGGCACGGACGGTGCGACAAGCTATAAGGTCGTGCGTGAGGCCATGCGCCAAACCGCGAAAGAAGGTAGCGGCACTCAGTTCGTAGTGACAAAGACAGCCGCTGAATTCAAGAAGCTGTCGAACGACGCGCGTAAAGCCGCGCGTGATGCAAAGACCGAACTCAATAGCACGGAGCGCCAGGGCGTCGAGCCGCTGCGGCAGAGCGTTGATCGGACTGAGCAGTCCTTCCGCCGCTTGGCACAGAACGGCGGTCGCAACCTGCGCGGCCTGAAGTCTGTCGCAGCAGGCGTGCGCTCTGAGTTCGAACGCATCAAGCGGGCTGGCAGTTCGGCACAGGGCCAGCTTGCAGGGCTCGGCGCCGGCGTGGGCGTCGCGGCGGGATTGAAGTCGAGCGCAACGCTCGACCGCCAGTTGATTCGGACGCAGCAGACGGCAGGGCTTACAGTCGAGCAGCGCGACGAATGGCGCGGCGAGCAATGGCGTCTTGCTCAGAAGTATGGCGTCGAGCGTGAGCAAGTTCAGACTGGTTTCGACACGTTGATTGCGAGCGGTCTTTCGTATGCCGAGGCAAAGCCCAGTGCCGATGCAATTGCGCAAGCAAGTGCTGTGACAGGCGCGGACAGCGGGATTCTCGCTAAAGCGGTGGTGACAGGGGCAAGTGCATTCGACATCGACCTGTCGAAGCCTGGGGCCGCGCTCGACATCTTGCAGAAGATGACCGTGGCCGGGCGCCTCGGTAACGCCGAGCTTGAGAACCTGTCGAGCATCTTCCCGAAGATTGGCCAAGACGCCAAGTCGGCTGGCATGAGCATGGCGCAGGCCCTGTCGTTCGCCGAAACCTTGTCGCTGATTGAGCTTGATCCAGACCGTTTGGGCACGCTCGCCCAGTCGACGTTGCGCGCGTTCAACAACGGCAGTTATAGAAAGGAAGTGACCAAGGCGACGGGCGTCGAGTTCTTCAACAAGGACAAAAGTCTGCGCGACACGAAAGACGTGTTTGCCGACCTCCAGCGCAAGTACAAAGCGCTGAAAACTGACAAGGATCGCGCCAAGTTCATGGACGTGGCATTCGGCAAGATGGACCAGGACACGCAAAAAGGCATCAAAGCCTTCTTGACCGGTGACCGGTTGGAGAACTTCGCGAAGAACACAGAGACAATCGGCGGTGCAAAAGCGATCTTCGAAAAGGATCTTGCCGACAACGTCGACAGCACAACTGGCACGGCGGGCAGGCTGAAGGCGACGCTCGGCGCCGCGATTGACCGGATGTCGCAGCCGCTGAACAAGGGGTTGGCCGACATGGGTAACTACCTGCTCAACGACCTCAACTTGTCTGGCGAGCAGATGCTCGGCGCCGGGCTTGCCACTGGCGTCGGCGGCTACGTCGCAGGGCGTGGGGCGATGGCCGGTGGCGGCGCGCTGCTGAACAAGTTCCTCGGCGGGCCTGAGACGTTGAAGAACATCGCCGTGGGTAAGGTGCTGGAAGAAGCTGCTGGTGTGACTTCGGTCTTTGTCACGAACTGGCCGGGCGGTGATGGCGGTGGCTTTTCGATGCCCGGCGGTCCGGACAAGAAGGTCGGCGGCACGAAGGTTCCGCCGGTCGTGCCCGTTGAGCCGTCGCCCTGGACAAAAATTGCCGGTGGTGTCGCGCTTGCAACCGTCGCGTCGGTTATTAGCGGCTCTTCGCAAAATACTGACGAGGGCCGACTGAGTGTCATTGAACGATCAAAGATTCATACAGAAGACCAGCGCACATACGGCGTCGCCTTCTATCGCAACCGAATCGACTTGGCGCAGGCCAACCCTGATGCGTCTCAAGATTGGCTTTCGGATCAGGCCCGGCAACTGGCGCAGCAGCAGACCGGGCTTACGGCGTCCGGTGGCCGAGTATCCGAGGCGAACGCCTGGGCGCGTCGCGTGGCGCTGGCTGGGTTGAGCGAGCCGGCCAGGGGGCTGGACCTGCTCCGGGCTGCCGAGCCTGGCCGTGACACTGTCGGCGTCATGGCTCCGAAATCGCAAGTCGGGTCGACGTCCTGGGAAGGGCCGGCGCGCCGGCTTGAAAGTCTGACGGAACCAGGTCGCGTCATGCCCGGCAGCCCGGTGCCAAATGCACCGCTTGCACAATTTGCCGAAGGTGCGTTGAGCCGCATGGAACAGCCCGGCCTGCCGCCGCAAGCGGGCGTGCCTGGCTCAGCCCCGGGTGGCGGTCAAGATGCGGCATTGGTGAGGGAACTTTCGGAAGTCCTGCAGCAGCAGATTAGTCAGCTCCAGGCGCTGGTCGGGCGTCCGCTTGTGATCGACGTGCGCAGTGATAGCGACAACATCTATGCCGAAGTCGAGCGACGTGTCGGCATTCAATCGAGGCGAGGCTAATGGCTTGGGAAGAAACGTTACTGGACGCATCCTTCCGGGGCGTTGCGCTGGAAGTCCTTGCCGAGAGCCTTGGTGGCGGCCGGGAGCTGGCACAGCATGGCGTGCCGTACCGCGACGGCGACGACGTGGAGGACATGGGGCGGAAGGCTCGCGAGTTCTCGCTTTCGGTCGTCTTCTTTGGCACCAACTACGAGATCGCCCTACAGAACCTGCTGGCCGAAGTTGACACGCCTGGCCCGGGGGAGTTGATCCACCCGATCTACGGTCGCGTGGACGTGCTGACCCGGAGCTGGAAAGTCGAGCACTCCGCCGAGCGCCCGGATTACGCTCAAGTTGATCTCCAGTTCGTCGAGCGCACGCCTTCGGAGCCGTTCTTCGCGCGCCAGTTCGAATTCGTTGATGAGGGTGTGCTTACCGGTGAGGATGAGTGGCGCTGGCAAGACGGTCTGCTCGATCTGATCGGCCAGGTGGATGCCCTGGTCGCAGCGGTGCAGCAGTTGATTGGCGGTGGTTGGATTGGCCTCCTGGAGAACTTGCTCGGTCTGCCGGGTATCGGCCTGCGGTTGTTGCAGTTACGTAGCCAGATCATGGGCATCGTGTCCGGCCTCGCGAGCTTGTTCGGTAAGCGGGCAGGTGCCCAGTTCGACCCGCTGCTTGACCTGCAACGCACTCCGACTGAAATCCGTGCAGCGATCTCCGCGTATATCGACCCGTCCCCACTGCCCGGCACTTCGTCTGGCACATTTGCAATCGCTGCAACCGCTGCAACTTCGAGCGCTGCCGGCTCGGGCAATGTGATCGAACAAACTGCCGCCAACCTCGCGATGATCAATCAGCGCTTTGTCGCGCAAGACAATCTGTTGCTTGTTTTTCCCGGTGCGGACTCAATCGAAGCAAGCGCAGCGCGAGTCGGCACTGCAATGCTTGCTCAGGCTAGACTCGGACTGGCTCCGACTGAAGCAATGCTGGCCAGCGTTCCGGCAGGCGGGTTGGCTAGGGGGGCAGACACGATGCTGCCGCCGACATCGGCAGTCGCGTGGGAGTTGGTGCGCATTGTCGTGACTGAAGCGGCATTGGCTCAAGCGTCTGCTGTCATTGCACTGCTCGATGATGAGCGCCAGGTGCCGACGCTCACGCCTGAGCAACTTGAAACTGTTGTTGCCAGCGCTCGGGCTCTTGCTCAAGCAGCAATTGTGCTGCACCGGCGCTTGCTCGATGTCGAGAGCGCGCTGAAGGTGATCGAACCATTGCGGGCAATCTCGGGGATTGTGCAGGGAGCAGCGCGGCATGTGTTGCAGTTGCGACCGCCCGTAGTGCAGCGCACGGTCGGGAGTGAAACCAATCTGCGTCTGTTGGCGCATCACTGGTATGGCGATCACTCGCGCGCCGCTGAGCTGCTGCGCTTGAATCCTGCGCTGAGAAGTCCGCAGGCGATCCAGGCCGGGGAGGTGCTGCGTGCCTACGCCCGTTGAGCAAATCAGGCTGGCAATCGGCGCTCATGCGCATGAACTGTGGGAAGGCTGGTCTGTTGAAAGTGATCTGCTGACACCAGCCGACGCATTCCAGCTTGAGCTATATACGCGCGACCCCGGTCCATTGCCGGCGGCGCTTCGTGAGGGTGCGCCGTGTACGTTGAGCCTGGGCGGGGATCGCGTGCTGACCGGAGTCGTCGACGAGGTCGAACTCGATGTGTCTCGCAAAGGGCGAACGATTCGAATCAACGGGCGTGATAACGCTGCGGTGCTGGTTGATTGCTCGACGCCGTTTGTTGCAATGCGCGAAGTCGGACTGGCGGACATTGTCGACAAGGTCGTCAAGCCGCTGGGCGTCGTTCGGGTTGAGATTCGCGCCGAGAAAGAGAAAACGCGCAAGCGCATTCAGGTTGAGCCCGGCCAAAGCGCGTGGGAGGTGCTGCTCCAGGTGGCTGAGGCCAACGGGCTTTGGCCTTGGATTGAGCCGGACGGACGTCTAGTGATCGGCGGTCCGAACTACACTGCGCCCCCCGTCGCGACGCTGGTCATGCGTGAGGATGGCGTGGGCAACAATGTCGAGCAGCTTTCGCTCAGGCGGTCGCTGCCGGGTCGATTCAGCCAGGTCACGGTCCTGGGGCAGCATGGCCAGTACGACGCCGACGGCTACGACACAAGCCGCGCGAAGCTGAAAACAGTCGTGCGCGACGAAGCGTTGGCACAGCGTGGAATCTTCCGTCCGAAGGTCGTGATAGACAGCTCATGTGAGGACCAGGACATGGCATCTGCGCGGGCTAGAAAGCTGCTCGCGGACAGTCGGCTGGAGGGTCTGGAAATCCGCGCAATTGTCATGGGGCACCGCGCCGGCAACGGCGCTGTCTGGGCACCCGGACAGCGCGTCAGGGTGTTCAGCGAGCCACACGGCCTCAGCGCAATCTATTTCCTCATGTCCCGCACACTGCGTCTGACCAGGCGGGAAGGCGCAATCACTGAGTTGCGGCTGCGTGAAGACAAGACATGGGTGCTCGATGGCAACCCATCGAAGAGCAAGAAAAAACGGAAATCCAGCGCAGACGCTGAATTCATTCGGGAGCTGCACAAGCTATGAGTTTGATAAAGACAATGCGCGGCCAGGTGCAGCGTGCGCAACAAGGTATACGTCAGGCATTCCGCGCTGTGGCATCGCGGAATGCCCATGGCGGAGCGCAGATCGGGGTGGCAATGGAAGGGCTCGCCGGCGAGGCGGTCAATGGCGAGCTGATGCAGCACTATGGCTTTGTGTCCGCGCCGCTGGAGGGCGCTGAGTACATCGTATTGCCAGTGGGTGGCGATACGAAACACTCGGTTGTGATCGCAAGCGGTGACGGTCGCTACCGCGTCAAGGTTGCCGACGGTGAGGTGTCGCTCTACACGGATGAGGGCGACTACATACACATGAAGCGTGGGCGTTTGATCGAAGTCGAGACCGAGACGCTTGTTGTCCGAGCGACAACGAAGGTCACGCTTGAAACGCCGCTTGTGGAAGCGACAGGCGATATCAAGGACAAAATCAGAACGATGCAAGAGGACCGAGGGCTGTACAACGGTCACACCCATGGGGCAAGCCCGGCCCCATCGCCGCAGCAATAGTTTTTTTCATGGGCAAGAAAAACACTTTCTTGCCCGCGCAAGGGATCCTGCCGGGTATGGACGCAGGCATAAACCCAACTACAGGAGACGCAACCGGCAAGCGCATCAGCACGCTTGCCAATGCGGTCTACCTTCGACTCATGACCCCGCTGGGCAGCTACTGGGCTGACCCTCAGCTGGGCTCGCTGCTCTATACCCTTCGCCGCGAGAAAGACCGGTCCTGCGTGGGGCGTCTGGCTAAGCAGTACGCGGAAGTCGCATTGCAACCGCTGCTCGATGACGGTCGAGCAATAACCATCACAGTGAGTGCAGAGCAGCTGCACGACGGCTGGCTGCGTTTGGCTGTCGAGGTCGTGCAGGCAGACGGCCAGCTCCAGACATTCACGCATAACGTCCGGGTGATCTGATGCCTTTTGCCCCCCCAAGCTACGAAAACATACGCGATGCAATTCTGCGGAACATCCGCAGCTTGCTACCCGATGCAGACATCGGAAGCGATTCGGATAACTTCATTCGCAGCGCCGCTGTGGCGGCCTCAATCGAAGGGCTCTACCAGCACCAGTCCTGGCTATTTCGTCAGATTTTTCCCGACACCGCCGACGATGCCGAGGTGCTGCACCATGCCGCGAATCGTGGTATCCGCCCGCGCGCAGCCGTGGCGGCAACAGGAATAGTGCAAATCAGTGGCACGCCAGGCGCAATTCTTGATGCCGGCAGCGTGATAAGACATGTCGCCAGCGGTGCTCTGCTGACAACCACGGCGGCAGTTAGCGTCGGAAGTTCAGGCAATGCATTGGCGCCGGTGATTGCGCAGTCGGTCGGCGTGAGCGCGAACGGTCTGACGGGGCCAGTCATCCTGACCAGCCCGCCACTAGGCATCGATTCGGCGTGCACCCTCGTCGAGGGCCTTGTCGGCGGAAGCGACATTGAGCCTCCAGCCTCGGTCCTCGCCCGGTTGCTCGACGTGCTCCGCGCGCCACCGGCCGGCGGTGCTGCACACGACTACAAGCGCTGGGCGTTAGAGGTTGATGGGGTCGCATCAGCGACTATCTTTCCAAGGCGGCGAGGGGCCAACACGGTCGATGTCATCATCACAAGCCAAGAGGGATTGCCCACAGCCCAAGTGATCGCCGCCTGTGCTGCTCATATTGATTATTTGCGTCCGGTAACGGCTGAAGTGTTCGTATACGCCCCCCTTGTTCAAGTTGTAGCGGCGACGGCGAATGTCGAGCTAGTAGATGGCTACAAGCTCGACGACGTTCAGAGCGCTGCTCAGGCTGCATACGAGGAAGAACTCAACGCGCTGGCTCCCGACGTGCCTCTAAAGCGAAATCGTATCGGAACTATCTTGGGCAACTTGGCCGGCGTTGCTGACTACCAGGTACTGACACCTGTGGCGAACGTGGCACCAACTACTGTTGCCGGGGCAGTAGGCTGGATCAGGCCAGGTGCTATCACGCTAGGACTGATGTCGTGAGTGGCCTGGCCGTGCAGTTGCGTCTATTGCTGCCGCCCGAGGCATACGACGGGACTGCCCCTGTGCTGTCCGGGTTGCTGGAGGCAGAAGCGCATGCGCTTGACGATGCGCAGACTAGCAATAATCGCCTTTATGACAGAGTCTGGCCCGACTCGGGGGCAGCACTTGATGAATTTGAGCGGGTACTTGACCTGCCTGATCCTTGCGTTGCATATGAGAGCCTGACAACAAGGCAGCGTATCGCGGCAGTAATGGCGAAACTTAACGGGGTTGTTGGGCAGTCGAGAGCTTTCTATATACAGCTGGCCGCAAATCTTGGGTATGCCATCACCATTACCGAATTTCGTCCTGCACGCGCCGGCTTTGCCCGTGCAGGTGACGCTATAAATGGTGACGCTTGGACATCCGCTTGGATGATTAACGCAAGTGCAGTAAGCGTTTTTCCAGCTCGGGCCGGCAGTGCTGCGGCTGGCGAGCCGTTGGCGGTATGGGGCAACAAGGTGCTGGAATGTCGAATGCGGTCAATGCAGCCAGCTCACACTACTTTGCTATTCAGTTACGAGCCCGTATAGCGGGGCCAAACTAATTACTTTGATTACTAGGCGATTAAACCTTCCGCAGGTCGCCACGTTTATAGTTCGTCGGAGAAAAACAGATGCAGAAGATTGGCGAAAGTACTAATACAGCGAATCCTTCTGGAGAGTTCACGGAAGGTAATCCTGTTGGTGGGATTCCCGCAACTCTGCTCCGGGCCCCATGGCTCAATACGGTGCAACGTGAATTGGTCGGACTTGTCCTCGGGGCAGGGATTCAGCTCAACGCCGCAGATGATGGGCAAGTTCTTAAGGCTGTGAAAGAGCTTGCCGCAGGTGCGGCAAACTTTAATAAAATTTCAAACCTGCCGACCACACTCGGCGGTTACGGTATTACTGACGCCTACACCAAAGGTCAGATTGATAGTTCTTTGTTGAGCAAGGCCTCGAAAGCCACGACTCTCGACGGTTACGGTATTACTGACGCTTACACCAAAGGTCAGATTGATAGTTCTTTGTTGAGCAAGGCCTCGAAAGCTACGACTCTCGACGGTTACGGTATTACTGACGCTTACACCAAGGGTCAGATTGATAGTTCCTTGTTGAGCAAGGCCTCGAAAGCCACGACTCTCGCTGGTTACGGTATTACTGACGCTTACACCAAGGCTCAGATTGACAGTTCTCTTTTAAGCAAGGCTTCGAAAGCGACCACGCTTGCAGGTTATGAGATCACTGATGCCTATGACAAAGCGCAGATTGATAGTTCATTTAATGCCAAGCTTTCCAAAACCGGCGGGACCTGTACTGGCGGAGTTGTGATCTCGGTTACCGGACAGGACGTTACCTCTGCGGCCCTACACTTGAATAATCCGGCGGCTGGCGGCACTGTAGTTCTCCGCCTTTCAACTCAGAGCACTGCAACTGCATGGATGCATACGCAGAACACGAACATCATGGCAGCCCGTAACGCGGCTGGAAATGCTGCGGACTTGGACGTTGGCTCAGTAACATCTAACGGTTCTCTATGCCATACCGCGGCTAGTTTCATGAAGCCAGTAGCAGGGCAATTCGTAGTGCTGCAAGGAACCGCAACGCTTCCGGCCGGGGGAAGCTGGGCATATTATGTTGGCGCATATAACGGCAGCGGCAACATCCTTGGTGGCAATGCCGGAATTGCCGCCGGCGGAACGACTGTTGGGCAAAACAGTAATTCGGTTGGGTTCGCATGGAGGATTTACTGATGGCGGATAAGTTTGAGGTGGGCGGAGCGATTTCGGGGACCTATATGTACGATTCAAATGTGACAGGCCAATTCTTTACCGAGATTAAACGCCGCGCTGATGGTAGCTTTGAAGTCGTGTATAACGGATATCCATATCATGCCACCGAGCTCGATACGCCGGACGTATACCGTCAGATCCTGGCGGATATTGAAGCCGGTGTGGTCCCCGAGGACTTGCCGGCTCCGATGCCGGTGCGGGCTGATTTGGAGGCCAGGGAGCGGATCTGGCGAGACAGCGAGCTGGAGCGGGTCAAATGGCTGCGTGAGCGACACAGGGACGAAGTTGAACTGGGTCTGAGTACGACGCTGGCGGTGGAGCAGTACGAGGAGCTACTGGCCTACATGCAGGACCTCCGTACTTGGCCGCAATCGACCGGCTTCCCTGATGACAGTGAACGACCGGTGGTGCCGGCTTGGGTAGATGCAGCTCCTGCATCTGCATCGCCGGCGTAA